CAACTCGAAGTAGGCTCTGTTGCTACACCGTTTGAGCGCAGGGATTATGGGCGTGAGTTGATGTTGTGTCAGCGGTATTATTATAGAAATACTGCACCAAGTGGCTCACAGTATGGTAGCGGATATAACGACAGCACAGCAAATGCTTTTTTTAATATTCCGTTTCCAGTAACAATGAGAACCTCGCCAACTGCACTTGAGCAATCTGGAACTGCTGGAAATTACGCCATACAAAGAAGCGGAGATTTTCCCACTTGCACAAGCGTACCAGTATTTGATTCTGCAAATACGCAATCTGCTTTTGTTAGATTTACTAGTACTGGTAATTTAACCGCTGGACAAGGTTCTTCTGCTCGTTCTGCAAATAGTGCTGGTTATCTTGGATGGAGTGCTGAACTATGATTTATAAGATGCTACCCAAAGAAGATGGTCAACAACAAATCTTTGCCCGTATAGATGACGATGGCCTATGCAGACTGACCTGTACTGAGGACTACCCAGAGTTTAAGGCTTGGGTTGAGGCAGGCAATACACCAGAACCAGCAGAGGAATAAACTTGAATGCAATGTGGCAGATGTGGCAACAGAGGTATCCTAAAGAACTTTGTAGCACCATAGTAGAGCAAGCAAAAGAGATAGAACCGCAGGATGCAATAGTTGGTTTCCAAGGCTCTAACGTAGACACCAAGATTCGTAGAAGTAAGGTTAGGTGGATCACTAGAGATAATAAAGACCTTGGTTGGCTGTACCATGAACTAACTAATGTGTTTCATGTTTCTAATCATAATGCCTTTGGATCTGAGTTGTGGCACTTAAACGAGATTCAGTTTACAGAGTACAACGCAGAAGATCAAGGTTATTATAATTGGCACAATGATGTAAATTGGGATGATGGTAGACAAGTACACAGGAAGTTATCTCTGGTGTGCCAACTGTCTAGCCCAGAAGAGTATGAAGGCGGTGAGTTTGAGATGCAGCCGTTACATCTCGGTAGCCCCAAACAAGAGCACCTAAGAACACAAGGAACTGTTTTAGTGTTTCCCTCCTTTGTGGTTCATAAGGTAAACCCAGTCACCAAAGGTACTAGACACTCGCTAGTAGCCTGGATGGAAGGACCAAAGTGGAGATAGTGATGTCACCAACAGACCAAGTTAAAGGACAACTTGATACCCATGAAGCAGTCTGCGCTGAACGCTATGCAGGCATTAATGCTAGGCTAAAGAGACTAGAACAGATCCTGCTTGGGACTACTGGTTTCATCGTAGTTCTACTACTCAGCTTAGTTCTTAAAATAGGTTAATATGAGCAGAAAAGTCTCGGCTGTCACAACTAAGACCACCACTACCAAGGACACTATTCTTACGGTTCCTACCAAGAATACTGGTCTTTGGCAGGTCATGTATGTTATTAGTCTTACCGGCAACGACACACCAAAGGTCTATTGGTACGATGTCTCTACTAACACTGAATACTTTATTGTTGGCGGTAAGAACTTAGGCGCTGGCGAGTACATACTATTAAGCAATGCCGAGGTAGTAATGCAGGCCGGTGATGAGATTCGAGTACAGAACTCTAGCACCAATACTGTAACCTACATAGCAACAGTAGAGTTTATCCCTGAAACAGCAGTCCAGTTCCAATTCTAAGGAGAATAGTATGCCAATGGTCGGAAAGAAGAAGTTCCCATATACCGCTAAAGGTAAAAAAGCCGCCGAGTCCTATGCCAAGAAAGAAGGCTACAAATCTGCTAAGGGCATGAAGATGCACGAAGGCAAAGAGACTAAGGCTATGGAAGCAAAAGAGAAAAAAGCAAAGAGGATGAAATAATGCCACTCAAGAAGGGTTACTCACAAAAGACAGTCTCTGAGAACATTCGTAAAGAGATGAAGTCTGGGAAGCCACAGAAGCAGGCTATTGCGATTGCTCTGTCTACGGCTCGGAAAGCAAAGAAAAAGGCTAAGAAATGAAACCAGGACTATATGCCAATATCAATGCAAAACGTAAACGGATAGCTGCTGGAAGTGGTGAGAAGATGCGTAAGGTTGGCTCCAAGGGTGCTCCTACAGCTAAGGCGTTCAAACAAGCTAAGAAGACTGCGAAGAAATAATGGTAAAAAAAGTATATCAGAACCCAGAAGGTGGCTTAAATGCCAAAGGCAGGGCATACTTTAAGAACAAGGAAGGCGCTAACCTGAAGCCTCCAGTGTCTTCTAAAGAGGCTGCAAAGTCTCCTAAGAAGGCTGCTCGTAGGAAGTCTTTCTGTGCCCGGATGAGTGGTGTTCCTGGGCCTATGAAGGACTCCAAAGGCAGACCAACAAGGAAGGCTCTAGCACTAAAGAAATGGGATTGCAACTGAGTAGTGGTTTTAACTCTATCGGAAGTATAAAAAATGGCCAACAAAACTTACTTAGAACTTGTCAATGAAACCTTGGTTCGATTGCGTGAGCCAGAGGTTACTGCCGTTACTGACAACGCCTATTCTAAACTTATCGGTAGGTTCATCAACGATGCTAAACGGCAGGTTGAAGATGCTTACACTTGGAATGCCCTGTCAGAGACACTGACGGTGAGTACCTCTGCTAACCTGTTTAACTATGTGTTAACTGGTATCGGTCAGCGGTTTAAGGTCATCGATGTTATTAACTCACAGTCTGACTGGTTCCTAAACTATGAGACAACTAGGAAGATGGATGAGTTGTTCTTAAATAGTGGAACAGTCTTGGTGGGTGCTCCTGACCGTTATAATTTTAACGGTGTAGACAATAACGGAGACACACAGGTAGACCTCTATCCTATCCCTGACGGTGTCTATGACATCTACTTTAACGTTATCAAGCCACAGGCAGAGTTTACTGCTTCTGCTACACAGATCAAGGTCCCATCAGAGCCTGTGATCTTCCTAGCCTACGCCAAGGCCTTGAATGAGCGTGGTGAGGACAATGGTGTAAACAGCGTTGAGGCTTATGAGTTGTATCGCCAGTCTCTGTCAGACCACATAGCTGCTGAGGCTAACCGTTACCCTGAAGAACTAATCTGGGGTTCAATTTAATGAAAAGAATACAGACCGCTACTATTGCTGCTCCAGGCTTTCTAGGCCTAAACACGCAAGAAAGCAGTATTCAGTTGTCTTCAGGCTATGCTCTGAAGGCACAGAACTGTGTTATCGATAGGTATGGTCGTATTGGTGCAAGGCGTGGCTGGACTCCTGTAAACTCGGCAGTCAACACAGACTTAGGTGCTGCTAACCCTGTAGAGTTTATATTTGAGATGATTGACGTTGGTGGTAACCAGACCATCAGTGCCGGTAACAATAAACTATTTACTGGCACTACAACCATGACCACCAAGACTGTCAGAACACAGGCCAATACCGCTGATGTGTCTTACACGATAACAGGCAATAACTGGCAAGCTGCGGCTCTGCCCTATGGTGACGGCGCTGACGCTATCTCCCATGCCTATATGGTCCAGACAGGACACCCTGTACTGGTCTACCACAATCTGCCTACTCCAGGCACTGGTGCTGTCTTCTCTGTGGCTACGATTAGCGGTGGTGGCGGTACTGGTCCGATAGCGACTGTAACGGTCACTACTGCTGGTTCTGGCTACAATGTAGGCGATATTTTGACTATGGCAGGCGGTACAGGCTCTGGTGCTAAGTTAACTGTAGCAACCCTTAGCGGTACTGGTGTAGCCACTGTGACAGTCTCTACAGCCGGTACAGGGTACACTGTAGCAGATGCCTTAACTAGCACAGTGACCACTATTGCTAACCCGCATTCTCATTCTGGCTCCTTTGGCTTTCAGCAGTTAGGCGACATTGGTACCTTGCCAACAGGCTATTCTATAGCAGACTTTAAGCCCAACTGTGCCTTAGCTGCCTATGGTCGTATCTGGATGGCAGACCTTGTAGGTGACAGGCAGACTGTGTACTTTAGCAGGCTCTTGGATGGCTCTGACTTCCAAGGCGGGGACTCAGGCTCTCTATCGATCAACTCTGTGTTCCCTAATAATGACCAGATTATCGCTCTAGCGGCCCACAACGGCTTCCTAATCATCTTTGGTAGGAACAACATTGCTATCTACAGCAACCCCATAGATGTCACTTCCTTGGCCTTGGCAGACTTTATCCCTAACGTAGGCTGTATTGCTAGGGACTCTGTGCAGAATACCGGCACGGATATTATCTTCTTGTCTGACTCTGGTGTGCGTAGTCTCCAGCGGGTCATCCAAGAGAAGTCCCTGCCTATGCGGGATATGTCTAAGAATGTCCGTGATGACCTGATTACTGCGGTAGCCTCAGAGACAGCCAGCACCATCAAATCTGTCTATTATGACCGGGATGCCTTTTACCTGCTTACCCTGCCAGCAACCAAGGTTACCTACTGCTTTGATATGCGGGGTGCTCTACAGGACGGAGCTGCCCGTGTCACGATATGGGATAGCCTTGATCCAAAGGCCTTGTTTGTTAACCAATCTAAGGAACTGCTGTTAGGCAAGCCTGGATATATCGGTAAGTACTACGGACACCTAGATAATGCAGCTACCTACCGGCTCCAGTACTACACCAATTACTTTGACTTTGGTAGTCCAACAGCCTTAAAAGTCCTTAAAAAGATAGGATTTGTGGTCATTGGAGGCTCTGGTGATGCTG